TCTGGTGTGAATAATGCATGTCCCACCTCATGACCCACTAGAAGGTCGTATACGGTGTTGCTTGCCTTGTCCCACATGGGAAGAGTTAAGACACGGGTGTGGACGTTAAAGCAGGCAGTTTCACATTGCTTGTGCTCCACAATCAAATCTTCGGTGGCAAGAAGTTTAGCGAGTTGAGATTTGATTTCGTGCTTAACAGTCATGCGTTTTCTATCGATATCCCTATAATACCAAACCCCCACCTTATGGCGGGGGTATTAGGTGACAGTTCTCCAATTGGTTGGTCTCGGTCAGGTTAGAATTGTTCTGCAAATTCGTTTACATGTTGCCTGATTGTCGCTACAGTCGATTAAACATTCGTAGTAATCGTTGATTTGATCGCTCTCCTCTATTGTAGTTTCTAGAGTATGACTAAGTTTTTTAAGACTTCTAGTCCAGTCTGCTAATTGATTAAATGATACTAGATTGTGCATGATCTCCTCCTCATGAAAATAATAATATAGGGAGTTTAATACATTCATTTCTCCAATTCTGTTACTATTTAGTGTTCGTATGCTAACTTAATGAAGTTTTTGTTAGATTAACCCTCTGGATATAAAACTTTAAAGTCTTTTACATAAAGTTGTTTAATATTGTTAATTAGTCTATCAGTCTTTACTAATTTTTTGGTTTCATTGGTAGACAGTTTTTTATATGGCACATCTTTCATTACAAATTCTATATCAAGTGTCTCACTCATCCATTTTTTAAAGTCATCATCAAATCCCCACTCTAGTTTCCAGATGTTTGTTTTAGATGAAATAAAATCCATCTGTGGTCTAAACCAATTCGCACCTTCAGTAAGTGGAAAGTTCTCAAGCATCATACCAAACATCATAGGGTCTTCCATAACTTCTTGAATATCATCGCCATACATTCTTGTGAGAAAAATAGAGGTTGATATAAATCTATCGATGGGATTTCTTACGACTGTAATGTGAGGAATATCAGAGACATCAAAGTGCTTTTCATACAACTCTTTATGAAAGTGTGCGGGTTCAATACCATCAACACTTTTCCAAATAAATTGACTTTCTAATTCAAAATTATTAAGTTTAATATTTTCAGTAAAAAATCTTCCTGCAGTTCTTGGTATATGAATAAACAGAAACTTTTTTTCAGGATCAGGAAAGTTTCTAATAGTATGACGATAGACTGGCATTAAACAGTATCAAAAATATCTACAGTAGGAAACCATCCAATACTCTTAAGTCTTGAGATATCTGCTTGATTGTCCATTCTTTCACCAGGAGTATCCTCTACAAGAGGCAGGTGACCCATATTCATTACTTCAGCAAGTTTCTTAACAGACACCGACTTACCTGTTCCAATTGTCACAGGACCAGTGATACTAGATGATGCCAGGTAATGAATAGCACGACATACATCTTTAACATGAATCCAATCACGTTTATGATTCGTGACATATTTTGCAGTCTTATCCTCAAGCATTCTATACATCATATTAGGACGACTGTTAGGACCATAAACTGTCGTAAACCTCATACCAACTGAATTTGGAGGAGCCATAACTTCATTAATCCATTTAGTCATAGCATATGGATTCTCCCAGTAATCTTCTTCTACTGCGCTTGAAGAGGCATACAAAAGTCTTGTGTTTGTCTTTCTACACCACTCAAACAACTTCTTTGCTTTGACTACGTTGTTCTCATAATAAAGTTTTGGTTCTTTTAAACTTTCTCTAATATCAGCATATGCTGCAAGATGAATGACGAGATCATAATTACCACCAGAAAAGTCTCCAATATCATCAGGATAGTCAATACCATCAACATTTACAAAACCTAAAGTCTGTTGCCAATCTTGAAAAACATTACAACCAATAAAACCATTATGACCTGTAACTAAAACTTTCATGATACCATCCTACTAAATCCTTTAACTTTTTCAAATCTCATCACATTATCAAATCGATCTTCCAGACCAGTCTTATGGGAGATAATAAAGATGTTTGCATCTTTCACAACGTATTTAATAATCTTGAGGAACTCTTCTGTTCCAAACCCATCAAGAGAACTATCAAACACTTCATCCATAATCAATAGATTAGTATTGACAGAGTTTTTCATCCTTGCTACCTCTCTCCAGGTAAACAAGAGTGATAGATCGATTCTCATCTTCTCTCCCTCGCTGAAAGAAGCATAAGAAAAATCTTCATGTATTGGAGACTGAACGGTTTCGTTAAACTCCTCATCAAGTGTGAAGTTAATATAGAAGTCCATCATCTGTAGATAACGGTTCACCTGCTGATTAATCAGAGGAAGATACTTCTTAATGATTTTTGTTTTAACTCCACCGTCCTTAAGCAAACTATACGAAAAATCGTAGTAGTTAATTGTGTCCTTTCTTGACGCTAAATCGTCAAATGTAGTTTTTAAATTGTCTTTGAAGGTTTCTAGCTTCTCATGTTCAGTATTTCGGTTTGCAAGTTGCTCGGTAAGCTCTTGAACTTCCGATTCCAGATTACTGATTTGTCTCTGACATCCAGTAATCCTAACATTGTTTTGAGAAATGCCATTCTGTAGTTTAGAAATCTCCTTTGAAAGGGTTGTAAATTGACGCTCTCGCTCCTGTTCCTCATTAATTGCCTCATCCAGATCTTTCAAACCAGATTGCAACTCTTTTGCTACATTTTGAGCGTCGTCAATCTTATTTATTCTGAAGTCCTCTTCGATTGATTGTGTACATGTAGGACAAACCGTATTCTCTGTGAAGAACTTATGCTCTTTTGTAAGCATTGCTGCTTTTTGAGTGATTTTACCCTTCAACCCACTCAATTTACGCAGTTTTTCTGTTGCACCAGTGACATATTCCTGTTCTTTAAGGTATCCAAACACCTTTTCTTCTGTCAAACCTACTTCTTTAAGGTAAAGATCAATCAATTTGTTTTGTTCAGTTACCTTTTCCTTATTTTTAGAGATATTTTCCTTACCCTGAGACTCCAATTGTTCAATAAAACGACTTTGCATCGCCACTTTGTCACTCAAAGACTCTTTTTTTAAATTCAAAGTCTTAATTTCGTCTTTTAGAACACTAATCTTACCTTTAATCACAGAATTCATGGAAGAAAATATCTTGATATCAAGCAAATCTTCAATAACTTCACGGCGATTAATTGCAGAGAGTTGCATAAAGGGCACAAAGGTGCTACTACCAAGAATTACAATCTGCGTAAACGATTTGTAGTTCATTTTTAGAACATTTTTCTCAAACCACTTCTGCTGATCGTTTGCTGCAGCGTCTTGATTTAATTGTTCACCATTACGATAAATTTGAAAAATGGCGGGTTTAATACCTCTTACCACTTTCCATAGAATGTTTCCTATAGAAAACTCAACTTCTACAACGCAATCTTTCTCATTAACCGTATTTGGTAGTAAGGGTTTATTAATCTTACGAAATGCTTTGCCAAAAAGAGAAAAGGTAAGAGCATCAAGAATTGTTGATTTACCAGCACCATTAGTGCCGATAATCATCGTATTACCGTTTTCGTTTAGTTTAACTTCAGTAAAGTGATTACCCGTTGAAAGAAAATTCTTCCAACGAATCTTCTCAAATAAAATCATATGTTTCGGTTTCTGGCGGAACTACGATGTCGTTCTTAGATATTATAGCATACTCACACTCATGAATGTGGCATGTTTTAAGCATTATATCATCTTCTACTTCAACAATATTCATATCTGGATATCCATGTTCATCTTCTAACTGCATGGCATAACGAGAAGCATCATCTTCTTCCTCAAATAAGTAGAGAATTTTTTCTCCAGACTCATCTACAACAGAGTAAGCTCCATGATCTTCCTTCCCCTCTACAGTTAGAATAAACATTAAATTAACTCACATGCCTCCTGGTAAGTTTTTCTCATAATGTCTTGAAGAATGGACTTATCAAGATTTATTTCCGCTTCTTGAATATATCTATCTAAAATAGACAGAGTGTCTTCTGACTCAAATACTTCAAACTCTTCAGGATCTCCCACCTCAAAATTTTCTACAGTTTTGAGATCAGCAACACCGACAGAGTACAATTTATCAATAAACTTTTCAAACTTTTTAGTGTTTGATTTTTTTCTAACGATAATTTTTACAATCTTATTCTCATATTCTCTTGCATCAAATGTTTGATAGTCATTATCTTCATAGAAGATATTATAGAACATTCTATATGGATTATCAATATGAGTATGCTCTAGAGTTTCAGTATCAAATATTGTAAAACCTCTAGTATCATTCACATCATTCCAAAACATCTCATACGGATTACCTAGGTAGAAGATTTTCTGATCATCCGATCTAGTGTGGTAGTGTCCCGAGAAGACCTTGGTGAACTTCTTAAATAATTTGCTTTCAAAACCATGCTCCATGACGCAGCCGCGATGAGCTCTAAATCCGCGTAGTTCAAGGTGCCCCATCGCGCACTTGCAACTTGTATTTTCAATAGCAGTGAAAGTGCTCTTACTATTATCTTCATTGATCCATGGAATAAAAAGAATTTTTAAATCACCTAACATTGCTTCTTCAGGAGAAGAATAAATGCGAACGTTGTTATATTCACGTAAAAGGAGATCTACAGCATTTACTTCGTTTGTATTTTTATAAAATGCAGTATGATTACCAACGATAGTATGAACGGTAATTCCCATTTGTTCAAGTCTATCGTAGTAATTATCTTTCGCCCATGCTAAGGCACCAAAGTTAATACCAGTGCGATTATCAAATGTATCACCCATATCTACAATTGTAGTGATACCATTATCCTCTAGATAGGGGAAGAAAATATCATTGTAGAATTTAAGAAAATAGTTGTGAAAGAGTTTAGAGTTTTTACGAGCACCAAAATGCTGATCAGTAATGATAGCAATTTTCATTAATACCGAAGTTTTGAGTGGACAGCATCCTTGATGGAATTATAGTTGGAATAGTTGTCTCCGTCAAGGGTATTGTTATCGTCAAACACCTCGCTGTATCCAGACTTCTCTAGAATCTTGTTTTTAATTTCTAACTGACGCTTCTCTCTTTGAATCCGTCTCAAAAAAGCGTAATGAATAATTTGTGTAAAATATGCAAATGGATTCTGAGACTTCTCAGGATTGAAATTATGAATATACTGCACACAATTTTCAATACCATCAGAAACCATATCATCCTTGAACATGTAGTTCACAAAATTTGGTTTGAATGATAAGTGAGTTGCAATTTTAAGAAAACACTCTCCAATATACCTTGGAATAGTTGGTTTAGTATCCCACCTTCTTGCTCTTTCTGACTTGTCTTGCTCTGAAAGAATCTTTCCAAATTTCTTTCTATATGAAACTTCGGATAATGTTCTATATTCAATCAGAGCAGCAAGAAACTCTTTATTATTAACATAATGTTCTGATCTTTTTCTTTTAGTCATGCCTGGTTGTATCATAACTATATCTCATCATTATGTATAAAGTATACCACTAAAACATATACTTGACAAGTATCTAAAAGTTGTGTAGAATAACTTTGTTGGGTTTGAAGAGACAGCTATAGCTTAACTACTTAATATCTTTACTAGAAGAACTATTATATAACTTCTCTAGTATTTCTCTTGCATCATTTACACTAGAAAGATATCCCATCTTTTTATCAAGTTTATGATTACTAGATCCAGAATTAGGATCGTTATCTGCTTTCCTTACATATTGTTGATGCATCATAATCATCTCAATATCTGTTGACTCAGACATTGTTAATACATCATTTAAATTTAAAAAGAACATATCATCACTACTAGTTCTTAACCAAGGTTCTACCTTATATCCAATCATTCCAATTCTTCCTTTTATTTCTTTAATAACAATAGGATTAGACACTACTAGAATAGTTCTTTCTTCTTCTTCCTCTGCAGCCACTTTACAAAATATTTCTTCACCTGATTTTAATTTTATTGTTGCGTAAAAATCATCTTCTATCATGTTCTTTTTAGATGAATGGTTATGATATCATAATTGAAATTTTCTTCGTTATAGATTTTTATTCTTTCTATAAGATGGTTTAATGTATAATTCTTTTTTGTTTTTGTAGAGCAGTCATCTGCAATATCATACAGAGTTGCTTTTAATTTTCCTTTTCCTTTTCTAAGAACTCGTCCAATACTTTGAAGATTGCGGATTCTGGACTTACTTGGAGAGGCAAAGATAACATTATGGAGATTTTTAATATTGATACCTGTAGAAAAAGTTCCATAAGATGCAACGATAATAGCGTTGTTTTCTCGTTCGGTAATCTCTCTTACTAATTCTCGTTCTTCAGCACCAATACCACCGTGTACAAAAAATACCTTTCGGTTGTCACCCTTGTTATTATTTATCTGATTGTAGAGTATCTCTCCATGAGCCTCAACTCTTGCAAAAAGGATAAGTGTATTCCCTTTGAGATCAAGTGATAAATTAGTAATAAATTTATTTCTTTGCTCATGAGAAATAAGGTATTCAATTTCATCATTATAAGTTTCAAACAATTTTGGTTTATGCTTGAGAACAAGACACTGAATATCCAACTGAGAAAGGTGTCCTTGTCTCATCAATTCGTCAGTTCTTGTCACTTTATATGAAGGTCCAAAAACTCCCTCTAACACCCACTTATGCGTCTGAGTGCCGTCTAAAGTACCAGTGAATCCAAATCTATACTTTGCATGATGAAGTTTAGTCATGATGTTGATTAATGACTTAGACTTGAATAAATGTGCTTCATCTCCGATCACAACTTCATATTCTTCAAACCAACTTCTTTCTAACTTATAGATAGATTGCCATGTGGTAATAGTGACGGGAGCATCACTGTTCTTTTCCCTACCACTATAAATTTTGTGACAATATGACTCAGCATCCCAACCATAGTCATCAAAATCCTTGTACATCTGTTCTACAAGAGATGTCGTTGGAACAACTAGAAGAATTTTTTGTCCTTTGTCAAAATAATATCTTACTATTGAATAAATCATCAGAGATTTGCCGCTCGCAGTGGGGCTTATCAATAGCTTTCTATTGTGCTTTAAAGCATCGTATACTCCCTCAATTTGATATTGACGTGGAGTATGAGCACAAATAGAATTCATAAATCCTTTGACACCCTCTAATGATATTTCATCATTTACTTCAAAGGGTTGTCCGTAGAATTTATTATTTTCAAAAGAGTAACTATATCTGTAGTTTTCACAAAATTGAATAATCTTGTCTAATAGTCCGACATAGATTTGCTTCGAACGCATATCATATAAATGAATCTCTCCATTCCAATTTTTACCACGATATTGTGGCATAAATTTGGCGTTTGGAACTTCAAATTTAAAATGATCTCTTAGCTCATATTCGATATGAGGTTCAGTGTTAATTTTTAAAAATACTTCGTTTGATTTGGAAATAACAAGATCTGTTGTATTCACGATGATCAATCATCTATGAATATTTATCACATATTTTCAAATTTATATTCTAATATCATTCTATACAAAGAGTCTCTCAACATCCATAAATGTTGTTGTTCCATCGGATGTCTTGCTGGAGATCCTTCCCAATTTTCAATCCTTTTTAGAACACAGTGGTGCAACAAATAAATGTCGTCTATTGTTAGATTAACTGTGTAATCAAATTCTTGACTTGGTTCGAACTCCTCCTCCATTATCCTAGTCCTGAATTAAACCTCATAAATTCAATCGCGTTTTTGATATGATATGTTCTATTACTTACTTGTTTTAATATACTCTCAATATAAACAAGCATTGTGTCATAATAATCTATTTTTAAAGAAACTCCTGAAAGTTTCTCATCCGCATCTAGATATTTTTGCATAGTGTCCTTATCTCTAACTTTTTTGGGAAAAGGATCATGAATATATGTATCTGGATCTGCTTTTCCAGAATAATATTCATATCTTTCATGTCTTATATTTTTTCTTTGTTGTTCTGCTTTCTTTCTAAGAAGAAATATAGTATTATATAATTCAAAGTATTTTGCATGTAGAGATGGGATTTTTAAAGACTCTTCATGTAAGTTATCCCTATCGATATCAGAATCCTTTTTCCACATCTCTTGAATAGTTTCAAGATCAAGACTCATAATTTTTTGCCGGACATATCAGTTATATTGTAGATAGTATACTTGAAAGTGACATCTGCTGTAAAGTATTGAATATCCTCATTCGTAGCATCAAAGTTTAATGTAGATAATTCAGTAGGGAACATATCTTGAAATACCACTTTAAAATTAGGATTCTCGTGACTAGTTAAAATTTGTAGAGTTGCGTCAGAGAATAAATTTAAATCCGAATTAGGAGGTTGGAGAAAGTTTTCAACTCCTCCTTGAAAGTCATATATTTCT